GTGGCGTGCCTTGAATGATTTGCGCTTAGCTTTGTCCGCAGCACTCTCACCTTTGCGCGGACGCTTCGTCTTAGCACCCTGCTGGCCGAACCGAATGAGCTTCGGTTTATCGCCGTCCTTAACGACGACAGCATGAGACTTACCGCTCGGATGGTTCGGCGTACGGATGGGCTTATCAAAGCCCGTAAACGTATGGCCACCGCGTTTGATGGTCACTTTCGTTTTGGTGCAGCACGAAGTTGCGAGCGCTTCTTCAACACTGGATTGCCGGTGCTTTCAGATTTGATGGCAATGACGGGGTCACCCTTTGCTCCACGGCGCGTCACAGTGCCACCAGTTGGTCCTTTGATGCTGTAGGAGCCCTCCCCCTTGACGCTGGTTACAACGCCAAAAGTGCGCTTGCCTTGGTAAACCCAGCTAACGCGAGAACCTTTTTTCATTTTTTCTTGCCTCCCTTCTTTTTCTTCTTTTTAGGGGGACGACCCACTTTGGAGCCGTAGGTGCCAGGTCCTCTAGGCATCAGTCAGCCTCCGCAGGTGCTTCCTTTTTAGCGGACTTTTTCTTGGCCGGTGCTTTGGGCTTAGCCTCAGCGCCTTGAACCGTGAACTTGTACTTAGCTGGAAGAGTCATAAGGGGTAACGACGTTTGAGCTGATCCAAGGTTAGCTCTGAGCCGTCTTGACTTACAAATTTGCGAATAGCAACTGTTGGGCCGAACTTTTCAGTCAGTCGATTGAAGTACGGAACCTTTGATGCACCCAGCACGTCAGCCTTAACTTCCTTGGGTTGCTTGTCCAGCCATTCGCCATAAGTCTGATTGCTTGGCACGGTGTCACCACGTCTTGCACGCGATGGGCCAAAGGCAGTGTTAGGTCTGCGCAGTTCTGTCTGTGGTGGTCGTGCGATACCAAGCCCGCTGTAGTCAATAATCGGCACAGTCGTAGAGCGACAGTTGAAGTGCTGCGGTGGTGTTGGGCCTTTGCCGTACTCAAACGACCTGCCATCTAAAGAACGGCAAATAGGTGATGTCCTGCTGTCTAACGTCGCGACGTAGCGATAACGCTTGGTCACGTCTTGATTGGCCTTGTAAACCTGCTGGCTGGTTTCGTTGGCCACTTGATTGACGCTGGTGCGCACCATGGCCATCACCTGATTGTTGGCAACAGAGGTCAGCTCACCTCCAGCCTGCGCTAACTGCCGTACTGACAGCGGGCCTAAATCACCAAACCGCAAACGCCCCTTTAGGCGTCGTGCAATCTTGTCTGTTGATTCACCAGTCAACAAGCCGTTGCGCACCGTCTTGGCGAATAGATCAGCCTGAGACTCTGCTAAGCCACGAAAAGACTTTGCAAGCACCTTGCCATTCGGCAGCGTGACGGTGCTGCCTTGTGCAGCAGTCAAACTGAACGTTTGAGGCGCACCAGTAACAGCAGCCTGCAGGTCATCGCTAAGCGACACAACATTGATCTGAGTTGGATCAACGGTTGCCACAGACTGCGCAAACTGCGGGCTTATCTGCACGCTACGGATCTGCTCACGCAGGCTCACTGGCAATGCTTGCCGTAGCTCGTTAGCGACAAACTCGCTTTGCAATTCCGCCAAGCCTTGGAGGTCTTCAACGACTGCAAGGGTGCTGGTGCCAGCCCAGCCTTCTAACGACTGCTTCAGTTGCGCGAGGATCGCCCGAAGCCGTGCAGCTTTCGCAGGCGCTGCAAGCTCATCAATGCCACGAAGCTGATCAACAGCGTCCAAAACAAGATCGTTGTATGCAACAGCAATGCGCTTGGCAACACCGTTGCTAAATCGATTGAGGTCAATCGCATTGCGATACAACTCCGCTGGCGTGCTCATGACTCATAGATGCCGAGGTATTGCGGATCGTCAATGCAAGCAATCGAGACATCACAGCCAGCACGCAGCGCGTTGCCGACAAGGCCAGAAAACTCAGCGATCACATCGTCTTCATACAAACCGATCGCCGTTTCTGACACGCCGCAAATTTTGCCCTGCAAGTACCAAGTGACCCTGATCACTGCATAGGTCTGTTCCGTCAGCTCTTGCTTTGAGAAAAACAAGAGCCGGTTGATCGGATCTTCCGGCTTACGTTTGTGCAGATTATCTAGCCAACCCATCTTCAGCCTCCGGCTCTGCTTCTGGCATTGTGGCCTCTTCTGCAGCAGGTAGCGTCGGCTCAGGCTGTTGCATTTCGATTAGGCCGCCGGTCTGCGTTGCCTCGATCTCCTCTTCGATGTCGAAGTCTTCAGACAAGACATCACCGTTAGCCAGCTCTGTCAAAAGAGTGTCTTGGGTGATCGTGCCAGCGGTGTAGAGCTGCAGCAGTGACTGGATCTCTTGAGGCTCAAGGCGTTGACCAAGGAAGTCGCGGTTGACCTGGCTGCTACCTGCCACTGACTCTTGCATGTATTCAGCATGGAAGCGCAGGCAGTTGTCGATCATGTCCTGCATCTGCTGAGCCACAACCATCATGGTGCTGTCGCCTTGGCTGCGATCAATGCGCTTGGCCTCTGCAGTTTCACCAACAAGCTTGGCCCCGAGAACAGCAGCTAGACCCAAGCCGTTGATCTTGTTCTCGATCTGCTCCAGTTGCTTGAACTGCGCATCAAAGCTGTTGCCAGAGGGTTCTATGTATTCGCTCCTGGCAGATTCAGGAAGGGCCAAGGCTTCCGACGCGCCAGCACTGATCTCTTCCGCTGACTGCGGGAACCCGTAAATCGCAAGCAGCGGGATTGCACTGACTGAGAGGATATTCGAGAGATCTGAAGAGACCTGATAGTGCTGCAGGTTCAGCTCTGCAATGTCATCGAGCGGCGGCATTGACTCCAAGACACCAGTGCGGTTGGCGTAAGCAACAGCAAAGGGAATCTCGCTCAGGCTGGTGCGCCCTTCATCAACAATGTTGTAGTCGCCCTTTTCGTCTTTTTCGTGGATTTCATAAGCGCCAGGGGTGAGCACCCTGACCCTTTCCACATTTTTCTCCCCATACTTACCATCTGGCACCGTGATGGTTTCAGCAAGGCGCAGCATCGTGAGCTTCTGCTCGCCCTCAGCTATCTCAGTCCTAAAGCCCAAGATTTCTCTTGGAGAATACGAAACCCAGTAGGGCCTGCCGTTTTGACCTGCAGCAGGTGCATCTACTAAAACGCCAACGTGGCCGTACCTCAAAGCAACCCGGGCAGTGTTGAAAAGCCATTGCTGTAAGTCGTTGCCTTGCAAATCAACGTCAAAAAGCTGCTCAGTGACAACATCGCTGACATCTGTGAGGCGTACGGGCTTGCGAGTCAACATGCCCGCCAACATCAATTCAAGGCGTTTTGTGAAGGGGCTAAGAACGCTCTTTTGGAGGCGATTATCGTAACTTTCGTCGCTTTCTCGGGGGAACTGCGGCAAAAATTTTCTATGACCTTGGCGGATTCCCCGCGTTCCCTTCATCATCTGCTCGATGAGCAGCCATCCAGGTTCCATTCGCACCCAAGAATTGTTCGGTGCATCAACGGTCCTTTCGGTGCTAACGCGGACACGGCCAGAAAAACCGGAACCTGAATACACAGCTAAATCCCGCCCAATGCTCGCAGTTTAGTAAAGCCTGATTCCAGTACCACGACCAGCGCGGGCATGGAGCATTGAGAAATCCCGGTAGATGAGATAGCCAAGCGCATCATTCATGTGATCGTAACCCGCATCTTTATCGGGGTCGCCTGACTCTGAATATGACTGCAGCTCTAAACATTCGATGGTTCGCTTGCAGTTGGCAGCAACCTGCAACCTTACCTGGCCTTTCCCGTTCTCCAACAAAGCTTGAACAGAAGCCACCCGATCACGGATGGGAGGGTTGGCCTTTGGTGATTGATTACTGAACCCGTAAGACTCCAAGATCTGAATGTCAGTGCGCGAGGCATTCGTGCTTCTGTTTCCGCCTGATGCATCAGGGTAGATATATACCGGACGTCCTTCAGCTCGGCGTTGTATTTCTTGGGCCATGGCGTCGGTGTCATGTGCGCCGCTGATCTCGTCGATCAGGAGAAGTTTTTCTCCAAGACGAACACCGATGACTGCGTTTGAATTACCGACGTTGAAGTCGCAGCCGACGCGTAGAGGTTCGCGGCTTACGTCTGGGATGTCGGTTATGACGTGCTTTGCCCGGTCGAAGCGGTCATAGACCTGGCCGGTTGTGAGTGAAACAAACTCGCCCTGCAGGTACGCCTTGAGAAGGCTGGGATCGTAGTTTGCTTCGAGTCGCTCGATGAAGTCTTGGGGCAGCCAAGGATTGTCTGCCGTGCGCATCTTAATCAGCTTTCTGTCTGTGCGCTGCTGTGCATCCTCTGAGCCAAAGGTGTTCCACATCCAGCGGAAACCTTCAGGTGTTGAAGCAGCACCGAACTGACGCACGTTGCCAGAGCGAAGACGACCAAGGATTTTGGGGAACGCCTTCTCAGCAATAGATGGCGCAACGGTATCGATCTCATCAGCCAGCACCCAAGCAAGGTTCAAGCCGATGATGCGTGACCAGTTTTCAAAACTGCGGCAAATTATTTTTGTATCACCGCCAGGCAGGTGCAAAACGTATTCAGCCAAGGGAGATGCCCTGAAGCTGTAAGGGATGTCGTATTGCTCCAAAAATGCGTCGAAGTCGTTCTGCCAGATGTCGCGAATCAGCGGACCTGTTGGCTCCATGACGCAACCGACGAAGCCTTGATTGGCGATAGCAAGGGCCAGGGCTTTTGCGCACAAGCTTCTGGTTTTACCAGCCCCATAGCCTGCGGAGAGGCCGATAATCTGCGTTGATTGGTCGTCTACAAAAGCAAGCTGGCCTGGGTGCAAGTCAGCTTTGATGCGTTGAACCAAGTCGTCGGCTGATTCCTGCGTTGGCGGCGTGGCGAAAGCTAAGAGCGGCTCAGAGTCTGTTAGCCCTGTCAGCAGTGGCATCAGATGTCAAAGCGCAGCAGCTTTGCCTGAGTCTCTAGCGCCTTGATTGCCGTTTGCAGGTTGTCCTCACGGCCTGCGCGTTTTTCGTATTGCACAAGGCGTGCAATTGCAGCGGCTAACCATTCAGGCCGTTCAATCTCTGAGTCTTTAGCGATGAGCTGTCTTGCGCGTGCCAAGTATTCATCAGCTTGGCGAGGTTGCACGCCCCACTCATTCGCGGCGTATTGCACGATTTCAAAGCGCGAATGTGACTGCAACAACAACTTGTAGACAGTGTTTACGCGCTCTTCAATTTCAACGTTGGTTGACTTCTTTGCCATGCCCTGAAGTTAACAGGGGTTTGAGGCAAGGGTAGCTTAGGACTGATGGGCTTTGCGCCAAAAGTCGGTCAAGCGAACAACCTTATCTTCAACAAGGTGCATCGAGCTGACTGTTGCCTTGAACTCCCCGACCAGCACTTGAATTGCTCCGTCTGGAAGGTTGCGGATCTTTGGATTTGGCGTAGGCAGCTCTGAGGCGTCGCTCATAGTCGAGGAAAGCGTTGAGATCATTGTGGCGCTGGATAGCGCAAAGGGAATCGTCTTGGGTCATGGGTTTTGAGATTTGATGTCGGGGTATGGATCGGACCTCAACCCGCCCTGCCTTTCCCTCTTGGGTGTTGTATGGCTTTCAGCCTGAGCGGGGGACAGCTCAGGCGTCAGGCTCCCCGACGCGTGGCTAGTCGTATTCCTCGACGGTGTAGGAGAAGCCGCAGTCCTTGGCGTCCTTAATGAGCTGATCGCGCTCATGCTCGTCGTAGGCCCATTCGGTCCATTCGAGGTTGTCGTTGAGCTTGGCCTCGACGTAATAACGGGTGGCGGGTTCCATGGCTTGGAGCTTTAAGAGGTTTGTAGCTTCAAGCTGATCTTGGTGCTGCTGGAAGGACTCGAACAGGTCGAGCATGTAGTTGTGATGATCCATAGTTGAGGTGATGGGGTGAGGCCCTGTCTCCAGGGCCGTGGATGTGATCAGCAGAAGAGGCCAGCCAGTTTGATTTGCTCGTTAGCGGCTTGGAGTTCCTGGACCTTCTCGGCGTCGCCAGGGGCGTTGCGCTTGGTGAAGGTGTCGATCATCTGCTGGTTTTGCTTGATGACGAAGGCGATTTCGAAAGCGGTCATTTGAGGTTTGAGGTTGTGCCGTCTCCGGCTGATGCAATAAGTATGGCATACCACCAGCAAAAGCGCAAGGGCATGAAAAAGGGGCCTTGCGGCCCCAGTGGTCATTCGAGGTCAGCCAACGTGTTTTGAAGGTCAATGTTCAAGTCGCTGATGTAGTCAGCGAAGTGGTCATACAGCCCTTCATACGTGTCAGCCTCGTCGGTCGTCATCAGTGTTTCCAGCGCGGCTCTGATTTGCAGAGCGCGTGCAAGGCGTTCCTGTGCGGTCATTGGTCAGCTGTCGAGGTGCGGGGATCTCTCCCGCACCCATTATGGCATACCAGGGTGAGGGTGTCAACCCTCCGCAGCCAACGCGCAGATCACCGTGCAGATAATCGGCTCTAGCTGATGCCTGGGGATCCCGTTGTACTGACGGCTTACAGCAACAATGGCGCGGTCAATCGCGTCGCGGCCTTTTGAAACGACAACAGGTTTGTAACCAGGCAACGGGCTGCGCTGGCCTTCAGGTGTCAACACAAGCTGCCTGAGCATGTCTTGACGGCTCATGCCGCGCTTGTCAGCTTCGCTGGTCAAGTAATTGCGCTCTTCAACTGTGAGGCGCAGATCGACGCGAACAGGCAGGGAACGGTTGGATTCAGTCATCAGAAATCAAAGGGTTCGGGTTCAGGCGTTACGGCTGGTGCTAGGTCTCGCGGGCTTGGGCCCGCTTCAACCTGCACAGCCTTGGGTTCATCCCGCAAAAGGTTGCGGTGGCTTTTGCTGATGCTGCCGGGTGGCGGTACGTCGAGGTCTTCCAGCGTCCAGTAACCCTTGGCGATGCCATCGCGCAGGGTCTTGATGGTGCTGGTGATGTCCTGTAGCTGGTTCATCAGTAAGGACGGCTGGCTTTGTATTCAGCGTCAGCCATCGGATGCAGGACGAACCTGCCGGGCATGATGCCTTCAACAGATGGGCAGTAGGTGCAGTAGCGGCCCAGATGATCAAACCGGCCCATGCAGTACGGCCCAGCAGGCCGCACGCGGCCATCCATCTGATTCAGGGCTGATTCCACATCACCTGCGCGAATGCATTTGAAATCAGGCATGGCCCCTTCCTTGGCGTTCATCGGGACAACCGCAAAGACAAATGATTCAGCAGCGTCGGGTTCGAACAGTTTCATCAGAGGAACATGGCTGACTTGGTGGGCGCGGGGGCGTTGTCTTCGAGGTAGACGGCGTAGCACTCATCCCGCAACCAACGGAAGCAGTCGGGCAGCGGTGAAGCAAACTCACCGACGCCTTGCCTTGATCGGATGTCCTCAATGGCACCGTCGATGGCACGCATGAGGTCATCAGGCTGTAGCTCGTCCGGGACAAGCTGACCCCAAAGCTCCATAGCCTTGGGTTTGGATTGGCCGTTGGCGCGATGACGGCAGCCCTGATACCGCTTCCAAAAAGCCTCGAACTCAGGGGTGCCTTTGGTCTTCTTAGCGCGTGATTTACGCGCTTTTTCGACCTTAATTTCACTTTTAACAACTATATGTTTTTTTTCGTGGTCAAGTTCTTGGGCAGAAGACTGAACAGCCTCTGTGGGCTGCGGAGGTAACTGCTGCTCTTGTAGAGCTTCTGACTCGCCTTCAGGTTGCTTCAGCGAAGGCTTATTACCTGTGAGAGGGCGAAGGTTACCTTGTGGTGGTCCCGCAGCCGGGGACACGAGCACTTTTGCACCCCTGTCAAATTTGTCAATCCCTTGCTCAATCAAAAGAGCGCAAAAGCTAGTCAAGGACAGGACTTTGGGTTTTTCATGGTCGAGTCTGGCTATCAGCTCTTGGGGTATCCGGAGACGTATCTCCCCTGTTTGCTTCATGGCAGGATGTGGCAGTTGCTCCCAAATCGTGGCATGATCGCGGCACATTCGCAACCAGCGTTTATGGACCCAGAACAGCAGGATCCCAAGGTCACAAAACTGCCCCGCAGTGGCCCTCGTGACGGTCAATCCGTCAACTCTTACCTGCATGGGGTAGGCAAAGCTGACCAGCGTTGGTCGCAGCTAAGCCCGCAGGCTGGATATGACGAACGCAAAGGACGCAAGCTCGGACGGGTTCAAAAGGGGCAGATCAAATGACCCTGTTAGATCCCGTGCCAGGGCTGGAGTTTTACCCCCTGCAGCACAAATACAGGCTCAACGGGGAATGGCTGCCGTACAACGTCAGCACCGTGCTTTCCTTCGACATGTCGCCCACGCAACGGGCAGCAATCGAACGCACCAAGGATGGCCCTGATGGATGGGCAGAAAGGGGCCGCACCATTCACCGTGTGCTCTGTGACGAGTTCCTGCTCGGCGAAGGATCGATCTACGACGAGAAGTGGGCACCGTGGATTGAGCCGCTGCTTGATGAGCCGCTGTTCAAAGGCGTCGAAACACTGGCGACTGAATACGCGGTCTGCGACAAGATCAAGCGAATCGGTGGCAGCTTTGATTTTTTGGTTCGTGACGACAATCGTGTGATTCTCGGCGACCTGAAGACGGTATCTAGTAAAAAGGGAGTCTCCAGCAGACGCCCAGCAACTGCCCAGCTCCAGGCTTATAGGAGCTTCCTTGCGGTGCATCACCCTTCGTTGGTGGTGACAGATCTGGTGACGGTGGTGTGCGGGCCTGATCGCACGCGAATCATCAACAGTGACCCTGAAGGATGGCAGGAATGGGAGAACGCATGGGGAATTTTCAACGCCGCCACCCCTGATTTCTGATTTTTGATGAAGTGCCCTCACTGCGGATGCTCATGGATCAGCGTTCTCGAATCACGCCACACGAGCGAAAAGGCCATCAGCCGAAAGCGTCAATGCAAAACCTGTGACCACGTTTGGGCAACTGCTGAGATTTCTGTGCCTGACAATGAGTGGTGCTACAAGCCAACGGCACGGAACAGCGGCAAGCCAAAAGCTGAGTTCGGCGTAAAGGTGGGGATGCTTGAACGTCTGCAATCTGCGTGAACTGGTCTGAGATCCTGCGGAAGGGGGGCGTGCCTGAGCCCCCTGGCTACATCGAGACCGTGGCCAAGGTCAAAAGCAAACCCAAGCGACAGAAGAAAAAGCCCAAGGGGAAGCGCAAGACTTGACATATGCCATTCCGTGGCAGAATAGGCGTGACTCAGCCACTGAGTCGCCCCCACTGTTACCCAACAGATTCAATGTCAGCTCTAAACGCCCGCCGGTATGACTTCCGGCAAGAGATGGACTTGCTCGCCCCCATCGTCGAGCGTGCCCGTGCCGCTCTTTCTGAAGAGCAAAAGATCAGCATTCAATCCGCCTGCCGCAACCTGCGCTTCGCCAATCGCGTGCAGTTTTCGCCAATGGGCGACAGCCAACATGTGATGACCATGCAGGATTTGTCAGATGTCGGCCTGAACGACCCTGGCATCCAAGGCATCGACGCAAAGGCCATCGATCGCCTTTTGCTTGGTGATTACGGAATGATTGAACACAAGCGGCTGAACATTGGCCGCGACAGCATCGGCAAGATTGGCGAACGCCCGCTGATCGTTTACTTCCAGCAGGACCCAGACGACGAACCCTCGAAGCCTTGCAATGCAGCTGGCCGCCACCGCAACTATGCGTGGCAGATCCTGATGCTTCTTTGCGATGTGGAATGGGATTTGGCTATGCAGCAGCCGATGTGGGTCGATAAAACGATTGCGCGAAACAAGGATGAGAGCACGATGCTCATGACCCTTGCTAATGGCTCGCAATCACGCAAGCAGCCACCGGCTGAGCTGAAGTCCTATGACCTCACGCGCCGCAACGTCCGCATCGACGACTTAGAGCGATTGGTCAGCACTCGCCTTGCTGCCACTCAAAACCAATTCGGCGATGTGATCGCTACCGGCGCAACCATGACCGTCGCCAACGACTACACCGACCAAGCGGTTTACATCTACGACCGCGTGAAGACCAGCTGGACCAAGGCCAGCCGTCTTAGCCCAGAGCACAAGAAGAAGATGGTCGACGCCTTCAAAACCGACTCGGCTTCGATCGCAGATTTGATTCAAAGGCTGGGCGATTGGGTCGGCACGTTTATTGACGAAGAATCGGAGCGCAACAGCGCAAAGACGATTCGCGAGCGGGTCAACGAACGCACGACCGATCTGATTTGTAAATTCTTCAGCCTGACGCCAGGCGAGTGGTCCAACGACAAAGAAGCCGCTTCGAAGGCCTTGGCCAATCTCAGCACCAAGCAACGTCAGCTTGAGGCTTTCGTCTGATAGGCGAAAAAAATGGGGGACTCGCGTCCCCCACCGTTACCCACTTGCACCTTACCGATGAATCAACTGACAAAACCAGAGTCAGACGAAATTTGCAGCGCCTACCCGCAGGGCATGTTGGACCAATACAACGCCGCCGAGATCCAGCAGATCGACAAGCTGCAGGAAGCGGCAGTCACGGTCAACTCAGCAGAAGCCAACTACCGCTATGAGGTGATCCGCCTCAAGCTGATGCTCGACGGCGAAGATCGTGCCGACGGCTTGAAAATGCCTAACCAGCATCAAAGCAGTCGTTTTTGGGATGGTGCTCGCGCTGGCCATTTCGGCGATCGCCTGAAAACCATGACCGAAAACGGCAACCGCAAAACAGTTGCTCGCTGGGTAGAGGCCAACAACGCTGCTGCAATTCTTCTGGGTGAGCGCGTGACAGATGTCACATGCTCCCTGCCTCTTCAGGCGGCGGTAGATCGTGGCATCGGTGCTTCAACGCTGGAGATTTACGCAGTCCTGAGCCCTGATCAACGAGAGGTCGCAGACTTTTACTACGAAAAAACGCAAGAGCTGAAAGCCGACATGCTCAAGCGAATTAGGTCAGTCTGCAGCGACTTTCCTGAACGTAAAAATGAATTGCTGCAAGGCATATCAGATAACAGCCTTAAATATCCGTCGCACATTGATGATCTGATTGAAGAGTGGCGGGCGCAAGCTAGAGAGCAAAAAGCAGCAGAAGAAGCCCTTGCGCGAGCCGCTGCGCTTGCTGCCGCAGAAGCAAACGAACAAGAGTCAACCGACTACAGGCCAACTGTCGAGACTCAGCCTCATGTTGGAGATCAGCCTCAAAACGTTGCTGCGCGACGCACACCATCTCGCGGCTGGTATGAATCGCAAATTGGCAAAAAACAAGTCAGTGAAGTTGTCGGCAATCTTGATCAACCTTTGCCTGATTTGATTGAAGGCCTAGCAGAGCTAAGCAAGCGGCTGGAAGATCAGTTTGCTCATTCCAGCTCAATGCACAATTACGCAGAGTTTTGGGCCGGATATGACGAATTCTTCTATACCCCATCAACGCACAGGGCCAAATGGGGCCGCAGGGGAAGACTGGGGCGCATGGAAGAGCTGCGCAAACGGATGCTGGAGGTAGCTGGGAAGCTGGATGTTTACATCACAGCCACGAAGCCTCCCGCAAACATCGAGTACCCGGAGAGCTGACATGGACGCCAATCAGTTCTCGTTGTTTAACCATCCGACAGCCCCGCACAACGGTACAGACACAAGCCGCGATGCAGCGGCCAGCATTGTTGATCAAGTCAACGGGATGTGTCGCGACGTGCTGCGTGCCATTCGTGAAGCAGAAGACGGCTTGACCTGTGACGAGGTTGAGCAGCTTCTGGGCATGAAGCATCAGACCGCAAGCGCCAGGATTAGGGACTTGACCAGTTGCCAACCTGCGCTGTTGGAACAGCGTTTGGATCAGGCAACAGGGAAGTTTGCCCGCAGGGCAACACGCTCTGGGCGCACGGCACGGGTTTACTACGCAAAGGGTTGACATGGCATACCACTTAAGTCATACTGCTGCACATGAGCCCTTTTTCTCGTTCGCTCATGAAACCCAACAGCATCAACGACCGCAGCCCAGGTTTTTACGACCCTGAGCACAAGAGCCCCAAAACGAATGGCATCGTCATCGCAGTTTTCTGCGTGCTTTTAGGCGGTGCCTTTTGGTACTCCCTTGATTCAACTCTGACGGACATGACCCAGCGCGATTGCAACGCTGGCATTCAAAAAGCCTGCGATTCTCTTAAATGAAAAGCGTCCAAATTGTTCTTGATCAAGACCGAGCCCACAAGCTCAGCAAGATCTCAGAGGCCACAAAAGGCAACATGACTAATGTCAGCATTGCCGGTGAGTTTATTGAGTTTGAGCAGCCTAGGCTCAGCTCAACCAAGCTCGCTCAAGCCCTGCTCAACTCTGCAATCGACAAGGCTTATGCACAGCTCCCCGGCTAGTTTCACGTTTCGCGTTCTTGGCACACCAGTGCCGCAAGGCTCTGTCAAAGCTTTTGGCAGCAGAGTGGTTGCTAACAACGAACATGCTCTAGGTAGCTGGCGCTCAGATATTGCAGCTGTTGCGTATCGCGAGAAGCCAGCTGACTGGGACATCACTGCAGCTGTATCGCTGCGTTGTGAGTTCGTGTTCCCTCGACCTTTGTCGCATTACGGCACAGGCAAGAACGCCACAAAGCTAAAAGCGTCAGCACCTAGGCATCACGTCAAAACGCCCGACTGCGACAAGTTAGTTCGCTCATGCGGGGACGCGATTGCTGATGCGTGCGGCATGGTCCTTCTGAGATCTGACGCGCAAATCGTTTCCATCTACGCCGCTAAGAGGTACGCCACAGATGACTTCCTCGGAGCCATCATCACCGTTACAGCCCTTGATTGAGGCTTTGGTGGAATTTCACAAAACAGTTCCGCCCATCAACAAGACTGCTTCTGCTCAGTACGGCAAGTTTGCAGATCTTGAAACAGTCCTTTCAACCGTGACACCGCATCTTCTCAAGAACGGTTTGGTTGTCTCGCAAGGCTTTGAGCCAAGCTCTCATGACAACAACCCTGTCTTGGTCACTCAGCTGCTGCATGTCAGTGGGGCTCATCTCGTCAGTCGGCTGCCCATGGTTGTCGCCGGACGTGGCAAAAATCCCTTGCACGATTGGGGCGGCAGCTGCACTTACTCTCGGCGTTATAGCTTGCTATCAATCCTAGGTCTAACAGCCGATATGGATGTTGATGGCGACTTTGCGGATGAAAAGCCTGCAGCTAAATCCAAGCCTGCAGCCGGCCCGTCCGTCGCTGGTGTAGCCAAAGAAGATCAGCCTCTGTCAGACGAAGAGCGCAATTTATTGCTCAGGTGGATCACTGACATGCCAGCTGCAAACCGCGAGGCCTTTTGTGCAGCGTTCCGATCAAAATTCAACTTGGCCGCTAACGCTAAGG